GTCAAAACCGTGGTGCGGGTTATCGTATTGCCACTACTTGCATAGGTGCCTAAGCCGATTTCAAAGGCATTGTTAGTATCATCAATGATTGCGTAATAGGTCGTATCCGCATTCGACATCACAGACGAAAAAGCGCGGAAGTTGGTAGCCGCTCCCGCTAAGGATATAGCACCCGTCCCCGTTGTCGTGGTAGTTTCTTTTACGCGATCAGCAATGACCAAAGCCATGATTATGCAATCCGAATAATAGCGTTAGATGCGTCAGCCGTTGGGAACACAATCGTAAAGTCACCTGAACTAGACGATTTATCCGCGCCAAAGTCCAAAACAAGAACTGTGTTTGTAGTTCCGCTCCCGCTACCCGCCGTGGTGTTGTAAATCAAGGCCCCACGCGCCGTCAGGGTGCTACTGGAGAACGTGAGATCGGCAAAGTCGGTCAAGGCCGTAGTTCCCGAAGTGGTCGGGGTCACGTTGGTCAGTGTTCCCCCACCCGCTGAGTAGCCTGTTCCGCTAATCTCATTGCTGGTTGTATACGCCGTGGTTGACGCATTAAAACTAGCAGAGTTGGTGTACATTGCCAGCTTGTACGTATCGCCAGAGCTATTTGTAAAATCGTGTTTGGCCTGAAGCAGTTCTTGCTTAAAGCTGGTACACATAAAATTTCCTGAGAAGGCCATGTCATAATCTCCCGATAAGTTCAGCCAAATCTTTGTGCCCTGCGTTAAGCAGAGCGTTGTTAACAGTAGTCCTGTCGCTTTGAACGGCTTCCTTCATGTAGAAGACAAGAACCGCTCTCATATGCTCCTTATAAGCTATCGCTTGATCTCTAATAGCGGGCGGTGCCGTATCAGAAACGCTAAGAAGTTTGGTTAAGCATCGGTCAGCCACCTCTTCCGGGGTGAAACCACGATGTTGAGTAGTCTGAACTTCGACTATGCCCGGTGATAGTGTAACTCCTTCAAAGTTCATTGTTTAGGCCTTATGACCATGCCGGTCATATATTGATCCGTCACCTCTTTCGATTCTCCAAACTGCTTCATACCAATAAGAGCATTTTGCAATTGAGCAGTGTACAGAGCTAAAACATCCTGCTCACCTTTCATAAAGGTATACGCCTCTAGCAAACTGCCATACAACAACGCCAAGGGCGCGTTTTCACTAAGCCACGACTGACTTGTATCGCTCAAACTGGTCAAACTGGCGGGTCGGTAGTAATAGTGTAGCTCCGCTGTCAAAGCGGCGTCTGGAGTAGGCGCTAAAATAAAATTACTGCTATCAAACATCGCGTAATATCTAGGCGTCCCTGTGGTGCTACTGTTAGGGTTAAACGTCTGCAAGAAGTTAACGTCTTTATATTCAACAAAGATTTTGGACGAAGAAACTTCAAAAGACAGCGAAAACGGAGCCAAAAAATCAGACGGACAATCTAAAAATTGATTGGAGGCTGTGGAGGTTCCAACCACGTTTTTACGAAACTCTGAAAGCTGTACATTCTTGAGAATGCGCTCTTCAGCGTTGCGGATAAACACGGGAAGATTATTGGTAAACGTCGTTTCGTCGTTTTCCGTGTAATCTTTTATGGCCTGTTTTAGTTCACCGTAAGTAAAACTCATGAGGTAGTCACCGTAACTGAGCCTACAGAGCCTGTCAGAGCGTCCGTCGCATCAAGCTCTGAGGGCAACTGCGCTACACCAGAGGTAGACCAATTTCCATTACCTAAATAGCTGATGCCGTTTGTAGTCTTAACCAAAAAAGCACTGGTTGGGTTATTTGGCTGTGGTCTAGGGTTTAACAAGGCTTGTGGGTCCACAGCTTTCCTACGAGGCTCTAGCTGGGGGTGTTTTGGCTCATACTCATCAGGACCCACCAACATGCCCGTCCACTCACGTTTCATTTCGTTTAACTTGTAACGAAAGCCCGAGCGATCTGATATGCCGTATGCGAACTTACCGTTAGCAAACCTAGCCATTACAGAATCCTTGAGTAAGCCATTGAAGGTTGAATGTTAAAGGAAGACCTGTCCCTATCCTCAGATGCGGCCCTGTCAAACTCTTCTTCATAGACCGCCTTGAGAAGCTGTACGCGTTCAGGGGCACGTTTCATTGAAAGGTAATACGCCAAACCTGCGGCCAAACAAGGGTAAAACCGAAACGGCAAATCCATGGTGTTTGTAAAGGTATCTGCGTCATCCATACGTACAAGCTTGTCAATAATGACTGTGTCTGTGCTGTTTTCAGGTACAGGCCACAGCTTCAACACAGGGTTAATCTGCCGGTCTATAAAGAACTGAGAGGGACGTGCTTTGGTCGTTTTAGTGGGTATATTGATGTAATCACCCCTACTAATCCTTTCCAGCGCAAAATCCGTGCCACTTCTTCGTATGACAGCGTCCAGCACATCAATAGTAGATGCTCCAAGCGTGTACTCAGCAGTGCCCTCGGTAAGCGAAACCGTTGTTTGCTCAATTGTCCATTGATTCAAACCCCGGTTTGCCCAATCGGCTAACATCAAGTTCAACGATCTTTTTGCGGTTTTAAGGTCATAACCGGTGCGGACTTCTAGCCCACAGCGTTCATAAGCCTCTTCGATGTAATCGCTTACATCTAACTCAAAGTCTGTTGAACCTGAAACAGCCATTACTTATAACCTCGGACCCGTGGCTTTGGACAAGGGCTCATAGCTTCCTGCTTGTGTGCGTTTACTGGACCACCGTTCTTCATGAAGCCCATCTTGTTTCGGACTTCAGTTGGTAGTTTTGGCAAACCTTTGTTTCCCTCTGGAACTGGCTTTAAGTTCTTAGCCATGGCTATAACGGCTTACTTGAGCTACTGCGAACGCGAGAGCCGGAACCTACACGGCCACCCATGCCTCTTTTAATGGGCTTGGCTTTTTTCTTGGCCTTTGTCGGATCACCGCCCTTTTCCATGCCCGGAGGCTTGTCCTTCATCGCCATACCGCCACCGCGCATTTTCTTGGGCGGTACTTTTGCTTTAGGCGGGAGGTCCATCATGGCCTCGCCACCTTTTTTCATCCCCGGCGGTTTATCTTTCATCGCCATACCACCGCCGCGCATTTTTTTAGCGGACATGGCCCCACCACGCTGTTTTTTAACAGGCTTGGCTTTTTTCTTGGCCATACCATTCCTCATTCCCTTTGGTCCCGGCATCACAGAGTCTCCTGTATAGTTCTTGACGCTCATCCCACAAACCAGCGGTTTCTGGGTCATTTAGGTACTGATCATAGTACCCCTTTTCCCTCAGCATTTCTGCCGATTTTTCAATGGTAGATAGCCGTTGTACAAACAACATCGTGTATGGCTCTTCCACCAAGTAATCAAATTCTTGATCAAACGCCTCTTCGCTTTCGTCAAACGGGTGAAAGCCCATGACCCACAGGTCTTTCTGTATAAAAATACCCATGGATATGGCACTGTTTAAAGCCCCGATATAGTCGTGAAACTCTTGTGATTCCTCAACAAAATCGAATTGCACAAATAAAATTACATCGTAGGTGTCATCAAACTGTGACAAAACTGTGTATAAGCCTTGCATAGATTTGTCGTAACTAAACGAAAAACCTACCTTGTCAGATAAAAAAGCTTTTTTGGCGTAAGGACACGCCGGAATGTCGTTAAAAAAAGAGTTAGGCTTATCTAGAACTTGATTTGCCCATTCTTTTATTTCTTCAATAACTCTTTGTTCTAGGTCCATGACTAGTCATACCTAGTCTTCTTTCTGCGCTCAGGCATCACCGCACCACAACCCCGGTGATTCTTGCGTATTTCTCCACCGTTAGCGGCTTTACGGACTTTAGCGGCCTTGGTGTTAGATACGACTTGCTTACCTTTAGCGCCCTCACGCTTCTTTTTACGCGCCGTAGCGGCACGTTCTGATTTGCTCAAGCTGTTGGCCTTAGAACGAGGCAAGCAACGGTCGGGCCGTTTTTTGTTCTTAGACGTGCCGCATTCCCCAACAATGTTGCCACTGCTGTCAATACGGACCCAATCTTGGTCCAGCCACTCTTTGAGCTTACCCATTAGCGGCCTTTCCTTTTGCCGCCTTTAGATTTTTTAGCGTAATTAGGGTCTTTGCAGTATTTACTAGCGGCCAAATTAGCGTAAGCAGAGGGATATGTGTCAAAAGTGCGCTTTGCCCACGCCTTACCTTCGGGACAAATTTTACTGCCTTTACTTTTACTAGACGCCGCACCACCTTTACGCATGTAAGTGACTTGGACTTTTGATTTTTTTGGCCCTGTTTTTACCCGTGAGCCAGAAATTCCCATACCCATAACATCACCCTATCATCTTAGTAAAAATTGGAGCGCTTATAATCAAAACAGCTAAACCCCAAATTTTTATATCTAATTTGCTTAAAGACTGTTTTTGGTCATCTAGCCTTTCTTCAATACGGGCATAACGAAGCGCACACTCCGCTTCATGCTGGTTTAGCTTCGCTAAAACATCCTCTAACTTCATGACTATCACCAAGCTTTACAGGACCAATACCTAGCGGAAAATTTATCCTTTGCCGTATCACAGTTGTGACGCGCTCTAAAGTTACTTCTACGACCCGGCTGTGACTTTTTGATCGACATGTTTGGGTCGCCAAAGCGAACCAGCTTTACTTCTTTGCCTTTCTTAGCCAAAACTGCGCTTTTCTTGGACTTTCCGGGCGTTTTTTTAGGCTTGTTGTAGCCTGCAAAAGTTTCCCCTCGGTAGCTTAAACGACCAGAGGGGAGCCTTTTTACGTCTTTGGTAGTAGCCATCAGCTAAAGAACACCGTGATTGCCGTAATGTTAGTTAAGACACTAACAAAAATGTCAGATACCTTAATCCCCTCATCGGGAATGTTGACCGAGTGTGTCTCGCTTGCAGAAAAATCCAAGTCTAATACGGTGCTTCCGCCACTTCCGTCCGTCACAGTAAGACGTGGCGTTCCCGAAGCAGAAAAAACTTGAATCTGACGAATACGAGCAGGCCCTACGCCAGCAGAGCCTGTCCCGGTCAGACGTTTTGCTTTTACGTCTGAGTTAGCCATGGCTTTCTCCCGTTAGGATGCGTCAGAAGTGCTGGAAATTCCAAAAAACTTCAAGACAATAACTGTGTCGCCGCCGGGATCGCCCGAAAGAACAAGCTCAACCTCATCTGCTGTGCCTGTAGCCGCAGTGGTTGTTCCACCGG